GTGCCGCCGAACTCGACCCAGCCGGCGTACCGGATCGACGCCCGACCCATCCGCACCGCGGCGCCGGTTTTCGTGGCCGAGGTGCGCACGTCGCTGGCGAGCCGGCCCGACACCTGCGGCAGGGTCGACCGGGTGGCCGCCGCGATCGGCTCGAGCGCGGTCAGGCCCGCCGCCGCCAGCGCCTTGTACAGCGCCCCCCGATCCGACGTCAACTTCGACAGGTCCCGGGTCAGGGCTTTGAGCCCGATGACGGCCACCTGCGGCGCCTGGGCCATCAAGCTTTGCCGGCGGCCCAGGCCGACCCCGACCAGTGGTTGGCCAACAGGTCGCCGGTGATGACGTACTGGCCGGTGGCCCACGCCGCCGCCGGGCTGGCGGTCAGCCCGGACAGGGCGGCCAGGTTGGCCGGGGCCTGCGCCCCCGACGGCGTGAAATACCCGGGCGATCCGGCCACCGCGGAGACGGCGGCCACCGAGCCCAGGTCGACGGTCGGCGGGGCGGTCAGGTTCCAGTCGATGGCGCACTCCGACGTGGCGCCGGCGTCACCGAAGATGAGGTCGAACGGTTGCGGGATGACATAACCGGAGATCCACGGGTTCGCCGCCGACGGCGCCCGGCTTGAGTACGGCCGGGCCCGGAACTGCGCCGGGGTGGCGCTGAGCACATAAGCCTGGTAGGCGGCGTTGAGGGTGGCGTACACCGAGCCGGCGTCGAAGGACTGGTAGAAAGTGACACGCAGGTGATATTTCGTGACGCCAGGCCAGTCCACTTCTCCGCACAGCGAGGTCACGGTGACCGGTTTGTTCTCGGCGAACGTGGCCTCAATGTGCTTGACCAGGCACGAAAAATTGACGCCGGACAGCTCGAAATAGGCGTTGTTGAGGATCAGCGGGTTGGCGACCACCGGTATGACGTCGCCGGTGTAAAGCGGGGACACCCCGGCCCCGTTGCCGCCGTTGCCGCCGTTGCGTTCCTCGGTCTTGGTTGGCATGGTTTCGCTCCTTTTACTTACATCTGGATGGTGAGAACGAGTTCGACCTGTAACAGCTGGATGCCGCCGGCGCCGGTGTAGTTCCGCCAGTTGCGTTCCTCTGCCGGCCACGCCGCCAGGACCGCCCCGTCGAGCGTCTGGTCGGCGAACACGGCCTGGCGGCACGTCTCTTTCAAAGCCTCGACGCGGTCCTCGGACTCGATACCGCCGACGACGACCAGCGGCAGGCTGGCCTCGTCGACGCACAGGGCGGCGGCCGAGTAGGCCACCGACGTGGGGCGGTGAACGACCACGCACATCGGGTTCAGCGTTTCGGGTGGCGCCGGGTGCACGGTGACACCGGTGGCCGGGCCGAGAATGTCGACCAGCGCGGCCGACACCTGGGCCCGGTCCCAGCTCACGAGAACACGATCGCCAGGTACGGGGCGATAAGCGTCTCGATGTCGGGGTCTTTCGGCCCGACCCTAACGACGCCCATGTCACCCCAGCCGATCGTGCCGTCCACGCTGTCGCGGCGGCGGTACAGGCGGGCGGCTTCGTACTGGGCGCACGTGAACAGCGGGTCGGGCAGGAACAACGGGTTGCCCGGGTCGACCCAGCCGGTACCGCCCGAGCAGCGGGCGGTTACCCAGGCGATGGCGGCCGACAGGTCGGTGGCGACCAGCTGGTCGTCACCGGCGTCACCGGCCTGGACGCGCAGCAGGTTCTGCACGTCGGCGGTGGTGGGCCAGTCGGCCGCCATCTCCCTGGGCCCCCTACTTCTTCGCCGCCGGCTTGTCCTCAACCGGTCCCTGCTCCTGCGGGGCGGGGATGGTGACGCCGGCGTCGACCTTGGCGATCGACATCGGGTAGCGGCCGATGACCGGCGCCGCGTACCCCCACACCCCCAACCGGATGCTCTCCGGTCCAAGGACCTCCTCATAACGGAAGTTGAACGTCGAAGACTCCAGCAGCAGGCTGTCGTCGACCTTGACCACGTACAGGTGGTTATCGACCGCCGCCCACGACGGCACCACCTGCAAGCCGACGACCTCCCCGGCAATTTGTCCATAGGTGACTAAATCTCCGAGCCCGTATGCATTCATGGGGCCGTGCGACCCGGTGGTGACCAACGGCCGGTTCTGGGAGTCCTTCTCCTTACCCATGAACGCCCACGCCCCCTCAGAGCACAACACCACCCGCGGCGGGGACTTGCGGTGCTTGCGCACGCTGGCGGACGCGTCGAGAAAGCAGTCGAACAGGTTGGCGTACACCGGCGCCGTACCGGGAAAGGTGATGGTAGCGGCGTAGGTGCCGGCACCCTCGAACGCGGCGACCACGGCCTGCTCGATCTGCTCGTTGTAGGCGCCCATGCAATCGGCGTAGATAATCCCGTCGACCGCCGGGTTCGACCCGTCGACCAGCTGCCTAGAAACGTCAACCTTCCCGGTGTAAGTCTTCGGTGACGTGGTCAAAACGGTGGCGTTGAACGACCCGTCGGTAGGGGCGGTGTTCTCCGGGGTTTGCACCCCGATGGCAGCGCCGGGGGCGTTCTGCACGCCGATATTGACCGGGTTGGCGTCGGAGATCCCGACCCGGCGCAGCGAGTCGGCCCACGGGCGGGCGCCGTGGGCGATGATGGCGAACTCCTCGAACAGCCAGGTCGGCGGGACGATACCGGCGCCGGTGCCGGTGGTACCGGCGGCGCGGACCTGCATGTTGTGACGCTCCAGGATCGACCGGCATTCGGTGTCGTTGTCGAGCTGGGCGTGCATCAGGTCACGGAAGAACGAGCGCCGCTCGGTGGGGTGGGCGTCGCGGCGGTACACCTCCGGTTCCGACCGGACATGCACCAGCGAGCTCGTGGTGGTGGTGATGGTGTCGGGCAGGTTCGGGGCGTCGGACATGGCCCGCACCGCGGCGTAGCGGCGGTCGTCGACCTCGCGCAGCTCGACCAGACGGTCGCCGAGCGGCTGCATCTTCGAGCGCAAACCGTCGAGCAGCCCGGCCTCGTCGTCGTTGGGGTCGCGGGCCTCGTCGGCGCAGCGGTTCAGGATCGTCTCGTACTGCTCGACCAGCGTCTGATAGTCGCCGGCCAGCTGTTGCATCAGGCGGTTAGGCATCGGGAAACCTCGCAGGAACACGGTCACAGGGCGCGCGACACAGGACTAGTCAGCCCTGGCCGGTTCACCCCTGCCCGGTTCCCGCACGCTGGCGGGGTTCGGTTCCCGATGGTTCGACCGCTAGCGGTGAGGTTACACCCCGGCCGGTTTGTCGATCGGGAGCCCGTCTTCCATGCGCAGGCAGATGATCCAGCCCGCGGCGCCGCCCCGGTCGATCTGGAACGGCTCCCACCCCGCCGGCAGCGTCACCTCGTCGGACGGGCCTTTCAGCGGGTCGATCTGCACCACCTTGAAATGCCAGGCCATCAGCCGGATATTACGCGGTCGAGAAGGTGGCGGGCGCGGAGCAGATCGGTCCGGTACCCGCCGATCGGGTGGGCCTGGGAGCGCACCGCGGTCACGACCGCCCCGGCGTACGCCGGCTCCCCGGTGAGCACCACGTGGTCGAGGTGGGCGCCGAGCCGCTCGAACGCCCCGTCGGCACCCTTGCGGGTGCCGCCGTCAACCGCCTTGAACCCGATACTTAACCCGGTTATCTCCCCCGTCTTCACCATGTGCAACGCCTCCTCGCCGCGCGGCGTGTCATACATGCGCCACGCCCCGTGTAGCCCGTCCTGCTGCTCGGCCAGATGCACCGTCTTACCCACCGGGAACTCCCCGGCCAGGCGGCTCGAATGGCTTGAGTGCATCTTGACCGCCCCGACGTTCCCGCCGGCGATCTGACGGGCGAACGCCCCCATAACGAACCGTTCCCGCCCGCCGGGAATCTCTACCGTCTGGCCGTACGGCACGGCCCGGCCCAGCACGGTGCGCCCGTCGCCGTCGGAGCGCAGCTCGACCATCACCTGAAAGTCGCGGGTCTGCAACCCCGGCTCGGCCGGCACCGTCGACCGGCCCGACCCCGCCGACCCCTCATAGGTGCCGGCCGGGCCGCCGACCGAGTCGTGAGCTTTGGCCAACGCCTTCGCCTTGTCCATCGCCGTCATCCGCTGCGCCGCCGACAAGGTCGACGCTTTGGGGATCTGGGCCAGAGCGTTGCGCAGATGGGCGGTGTCGACCTCCCCGGCGGCGTTCTCGACCGGGAAGTAGCGCAGGTTGCGGGGGATCGTCTTACCGCCGGAGTCCTTGCGGCCGCCGGGGGCGATCAGCAGGAACGCGCTGTCGGGCAGGTCGTTCACGTAGGCGGTGTCCCATTCAGCCACAGCTAGCCTCCTTTGCCGCTGGCGCCCATCATGGCGGGCATGTTCTCCGGCATCGGCGCCGGCTGCTGATCGGACGCCGGCGTCGAGGTCGGAGAGGTGCCGGCGTCGGGGGCGGCAGCTACCGGCGGCAGGGCCGGGGCTGTCTCGGCCGGCCCGACCTCGACGCCGGCCGCTTTGACCTCGTCGTCGATCTGGGATTGCACGATCGCCATCGGGTCCATGTTCTCCCGGGCCCGGATCTCGTCGGGCAGCATCCACAGCGACTGCGGGCCGGGACCGCCGAGCGCCGCCTGGTACGCCTGGTATTGGCTGAGGGTGTCGGTGCGCAGCACCGCCGAGAGGTCCCACAGCAGGCGCTGACCGCGCGGGAGCAGCTCGATCGAGCCGGCCTGCTCGAGCAGCGTGGTCCACGGGGCTATCGCGTCGTTGCGGGCTTGGACTTCTTCCATCTCGGCGTTCTTGTAGGTGCCGCCGCCGACGCTGGCACCGAGTTTCGACGCCGGGACCATCCACATGTTTGCTACTGACACCAATTCGAACTGGCGGGACTCGAGCATCTGGGAGTCGATCGGCTTGAACGCCACCGGGGTGAAGTCGGTGAGCTCGTTCAGCACCGCGATCGACGGCGCCCCCGAGAACTTCGAGACCCACTGCGACTTGGCTGTGTCGGCCTGGGCCTGGGTGATCTCCGGGCGGTGAACCTTGAGCACCCCGGCCGGCATCCCGCCCGACGCGAAGTAGCTCGCGGCGAACGTCTGCAACGCCAGGCTGACGGCGATGGCGTCGGAGTCGGTGTCGATGATCCCCCGGCCGAGCGGCCAGCCCGCCCGGCCCAGATGGCTCTTGACGTGCCAGATGTCGACCGGGTCGTACATCTGGCCGGCCACGTACCAGGCGGCGATCGTCGGTGACATCGGGTTTCCCGTGAAACGCACCGCCGCCAGCGTCGGGTGGATCGGCTTAAGGCTGGTCGGGTAGCCCAGGCTGTCGGTGCCGGTGATGATGCAAATCGAGTTGCCGTACAGGGTGAGCGCGGACACGATCCCG